GCCGATCCTGGTGGACGACCTGGCGGCGGCGATCGCCGGCGGACACATCATCGTGCACTCGTTGGGCATGGTAGACGAGTGCTTCACATTCGTGACCACAGACTCAGGTTCGCAGGAAGCGCAAGAGGGCAAACATGACGACCGCGTGATCGCGGCCGGGATTGCCTGGCAGGCGCGCAAGCGGGGCGTCTCGCGGGGCATAGCCCAGCGGCCGCCAGGGTGGTGACGATGCCAAGATGTGACGTCCATGCGAACTGGCTCAAGCTGATGCAGTTCTGCGAGAAGGCCGGACACGGCGAGATGACCCTGACCTTCGCCGACGGTGTGCCGGTGTTCGCCAAGGCCGTGCAGGTGCAAATGCGATTCGGCCCGGTGCATGGCGGGCCAAGGCCGGAGGGCATCGACGCGCAGGTGCTTGACGCGCGGGCGGCCGCTGGTACGATAGCATCTGAATAGTCGCCGCTGACTCGACATCCGAGAGGCGGATCGCTGTGACCTCCCCGGGCAATCCCCGGTGCAGGCCGCAGGGGTCCGCCTCTCTGCTTTGGGGAGATGAGATGGCACTTGATATGACTACGTATCCACCGAAGGCGCACCAGGAGCGCATCAACACGTACCAGCGGTTCGAGCGGCTGTTCCTGGGACAGCACAAGCAAGTCTTCGCGGTCACACCGCAGCCATACCAGATGAAGCGGTACATCGCCGCGAACTTCGCCGGGCTGATCTCGCGACTGTCGGCCGACTTACTCTTCGGCGAGGAGCCTGACTTCGTCGCCACGCAGGACGACGAGGCTCCAAAGGAGGCGCTCGCACAGATCGTCACGCGCAATGGCCTGCACGCCGTCAACTATGAATCCGCGCTCTCGAACTCGTTTCGCGGCGATGCCGTCTACAAGGCCCGCTGGGGGAAGCGCACCCCGCAGTCGGAGCAGCCCGAAGCGATCGTCGAAGAGGTGCCGGCCAGTATCTACTTTCCCGAACTCGACGAGGACGACGTGCGTAAGGTGTCGCGAGTCACGCTTGCCTGGGTCAAGCGCGACCCGAGGGAGGCGAGGCGGCTGTATCTGCGGGCCGAAGTCCATGAGCCCGGCACCATTCGGCACCAGCTCTTCGACATGGGCAGCGCGCCCTCGATCACGGTGGCGGGCAGCAATGCCGCGATCAGCATTGGCGGGAAGCAACTGCAGCAAGTTCCGCTCAACACGCTGGAGGCGTACCAGGACCTGCTCGAGGAGGAACAGACCGGCCTCGATCACATCCCCGTGTTTCACGTCCCGAACTTCCGCTACGGGTCGCGGTTCTGGGGCATCTCGGACTACGAGGGCCTGGAGTCACTCTTTGAGTCCCTGAACAACCGCGTCTCCCAGATCGACGAGGTGCTCGACAAGCACGTGGCGCCCAAGATCGTGCTGCCGCCGGGATTCGTGGACAAAGAGGGGAAAATCCGGTTCGACCGGATGGAGACGGTGGAACTGCACCCGGGCGATCAGCCACCCTCTTATATCACCTGGGATGCGCACCTGACCGCGGCCTTCACCCAGTTCGACAAGATACTGGATCTGCTGTTCATGCTCTCGGAGACCGCGCCGAGCGCATTCGGGCTGGACAAGTTCGGGGTCGCCGAGAGCGGCCGCGCCCTCCGGCTTCGGCTCCTGCGCACCCTCGCCAAGATCAACCGCAAGCGGCTCTACTACGACACGGCGCTGAAGCAGGCACTCCTCACCGCGCAGATACTCGACGTCACTCATGGCTCAGGCGAGTACGAGCCCGCTGAACCGACCATCCAGTGGGCGGACGGCTTGCCCGAGGACATGGTGGAGATGGTCGAGATCGAGAGCCAGCGATTGGCCGCAGGCAACACCTCGGTCGAGTCCTCCATCAGGCGCCTCGACGGACCGGACGCGGTGGAGTCGGAGATGGATCGGATCGCCGGTGAGACGCAGCAGTCAGTAACCCTCACCGGCCTAGGCCGGGCGCGGCCGACGACGGCGATCTGAACTCGGAGCAGCGATGAGTGCCTGCCCATACCGAGACCAACACGAGCTGTGCGAGGTGACGCTGCATGAGTGCACGCGAACGGTCCACAACTCCTGTCCCGATTACTGGGACGAACGACGACGCATCCGGGCGGCATTGTCCCAGTGCCCACTCTCAAGGCAGCGCAAGGGAGAGAAGCGCGTCTGGTGCTGCGCCGGGGAGGAGGTCGTCGAGTGCTTCGGCTCGCCAGCGGACTGCCCCAAGTACTGGCAGCACCGCGCCCTCCAGGCCGAGCGCGGCCGGATCGTCTGCGATCGGTGCGGACACGTCGTCCGGGATGAGCAAGGCGCGGTGCGTGTGCGGGAAATGGTGGGCACTGAGGCAGCCCGACTGCCTGGTGCTGCGGTGCAAGCTGTGCAAGCGGGACATCGTCATCCGCGGGCGCGACCTGCGCATCGAGTATCGGTGAAGGAGCGCGCCTGAGTGCCCCCCATCATCGAGAGGCGTCGGGTGCAGGAGTTCCGGCGGGCCTTCGAGGGCGAGGTCGAGTCGCTCGCGGCGCTCTACCGGAACGCGGCCGCCGACATGCTCGACGTGCTGGCCGATGCCTCGGCCAACATGCTCTCACGGCAGCGCGCGCTCGCGCACCTGCGGCAATACCAGGTGATCTTGGCAAACCTACGCGATGAAGCCGCCGCGTGGATCGAGCTGAACATCCCTCGCGCTTACAACGTCGGCCTCCAGTTCGCCGACCAGGGCGTCCGCAACGTCCGTCGCGCTGGGATCAACCTGCGCCGGCGGGAGCGGGAGGTGTTCTCGTAGGTGCATCGGGAGGCGGTGGCGGCAATCGTGGAGGAGATGCTGCGGACCACCGATTCCGCGCTGGCTCAGATGGGTCGCCGTGTGGATGACCTGTTCCGCCGCATCGGGATCGAGGAGGTGGCCAAGGGGGTCGTCGAGGGAAAGGCGCGCATCGAGGTGAGCCGACAGATCAAAGAACGACTGCTCCGCGAGGGAAGGCCCGTCTTCCTAGATCGGCGGGGCCGGCCGTGGGACCTGGATCGCTATTCGGAGATGGTCGCTCGCACCACAACGCGCGAGGCGATGACCCAGGGCACCATCAACCGCCTCCGCGAGCACGGCATTCAGCTTGCCCAGGTCTCGGCCCACAATGCCGCGGACTTCTGCATCTACTACGAGAACGCCATCGTCTGCATCGGCGAGGAACCGCACCCGGTCTACCCGCCGATCAGCGCCATCGGAGGCGGCCCGCCGTTCCACCCGAACTGCGTTCACGTGCTCACGCCGTTCGTGGAGCGACTGGCGACTGAGCAGGAGAAAGAACGCGGTCACATCTCACCCGGCCTGTTTGACAGATCGCCAGCCGAACTGCAGCGACGGTACCGGAAGGACTTCCGAGAAGCATCTGGTGCTCACGCTCCAGTGGCTTCTTTCTCGGCTGTGCGGTATGGAAAGAAAGGGTATTGACACCTGACCCGGGTGCGATAGGATAGGGTCAAGCCTACTTCGTCCGCCGTTGGCGGACTACGAAGGCTGAAACCGAATACTGATCCGCTGACTCGACATCCGAGAGGCGGGCTTTCCTCGAGCCACTCACCCAGTGACCCTGGGCGGCTTGTGGAGGGCCCGCCTTTTCTGTTGGCCGGCAGCGGTCAGGTGATGTGAGACGTCGCGGGGAGCGATATCCCCGAGAGACGCCGCGAGGCGGAGAAACACGGAGGAGATGATGGGCGATCAGGATCAGCAGAACGGCGAGGGCCAGTCGGACCAGCAGAACCAGACCGATGGCCAGAGCCAGAGCAACGCGCAGACGCCCCCGGCCGACGGTACGCAGAGCCAGGGCGATGGACAGTCCAGCGCCGCTGACAGCCAGAGCGACACCGGACAGAGCAGCACCGCGCAGCAGACCCAGACGCCGGGGTTACAGGCGGGAGCATACCGACTCTCTCTGACCGAGGCGCAGCGGAAGCGACTGGTCGAGGAGGGCGTGCTGGACCTCTCCGAGGAGCAGTACACCGGAGGCGTCCGCCACCAGATCGAGACGCTGCGCAAGCGGGCGACGACGGCCGAGAAGAAGCTCTCGGACATTGCGGCTGCTCAGGCCGAGGCCGATCGCAAAGCCCTGGAGGAGCAGGCTCGCTACAAGGAGCTCTACGAAAAGGAGCGCCAGGGGCGAGAGGCCGAGAGCACGGGGCGCAAGAGCGACGCCATTCGCTCCCGCTTCCTGCTGGCCGCCCAGTCCAAAGGCATCGTCGATCCCGATGTCGCCTTCACCGTCGCCAAGTCGCTGCCGGGCTTTGCCACGGTCAGCGTGGATGACGAGGGCAAGGTCTCCGGCGTTGACGAGCTGGTCGAGATGCTGGTCAAGGACAAGCCCTACCTGATCCCTCCGCCGCAGTCGCAGAAAGCGCAGAGCGTCGGGTCCGCGAGCAATCCGGCTCCCCAGACGCCACCTGCGCCAAAGACTCTCGCCGAGGCCGGCGACCGCCTGGAACAGGCGCTCCGCACGGGGGTTTCGTAGCCGGCCCGGCTTACAGGAGCATGTAGCAGATGCCTGCAAACACGACGACACTGGCTGAACTGATCGTTCAGCTCTACAAGGGGCCTTGGGTGGAGGCCCTCAACACCAACACCTTCCTGCTCACCCGCATCCAGCAGAAGCAGGGAGTGGGTGAGGGCGTGCGCTGGCCGGTGCGCTATGCCGGCAACACCTCCGCCGGGTCCTACGCGGAAGGTGACTCCGGCGCCGGCGCCGGCAACCAGGGCTTCAAGAAAGCCTTCCTCACCTGGAAGCTCAACAAGGTCGAGGTGGAGGTCTCCGGCCTCGCCCAGGCGATCGGTGACAACGGGGGCATGATCGTGCCCGCGCTGCGCACCGAGCTTGACCTGGGTCTCTCGGATGTGCGCGGCAACATCAACACCCAGCTCATGTCCGACGGCGCCGGCAACTCGGGCAAGGACATCACCGGGCTGTTCGCGGCGATCGCAGATACCGGGACGTACGCGGGTCTCGACCGCGGCACTTACACCTGGTGGAAGTCCTATGTCAGCGCCAACGCCGGCACTCCCCGCAACCTCAGCGAGGAGCTGATCCGGACTGTGAAGTCCACGGTGGAGGCGCGGGGTGGCCGAGTGACCGCCATCTACGCCGGCTCCGCCCAGTGGTACCGCTACGGCGACCTGCTGCGGGCTGAGCGCCGCCAGCAGAATCCGATCTCCCTCACCGGCGGCTACCAGGCCCTGGACTTCGAGGGTGTGCCTCTCATCAAGGTGCCCGGCTACTCCCAGACCCGGATGGACTTCGTGAATGAGGAGCTGCTGGAGTACGCGGTGCTCAAGGACTTCGAGGCCAAGCCCATGGCCAAGA